TTGCGGTGCTTAAGTTGGTGCAGGTTATTGTGGGTTATCCCGAGTATCGCGCAAACTTGATTGGAGTCAATTAGTTCACCATCCGAAAGAATCGTCATTAGCAGTAGCCTTCTTTTTAGCTGTTGTAAGTTCTATGGTAATGCTGTCAGCTTTAATTTCTAATCCTGTTTTTTGCGTTCCGTCTTTGGCGGTGTATGAAGATTGCTTAAAAGCTCCGCTGACTTGAACGCGCTGTCCTTTAGAGATTTGATCTGCAACGGTTTCTGCTTGCTTACCAACCACCGAAACATTAAACCAAGTTGTTTCCCCATCAAGCCACTCGCCATCTTTGTTTTTTTCGCGTGGCGTATAAGCCAAGCTAAATTTTGCTATTCCAAACGATCCGTTGCGACCTTCAAAAAACTTAAGTGCAACATCTGTTCCAACATTACCGCTTACTGTAATATGAGCCATTCTCATTTTCCTATCTCTAAGTAATTGCCTTCGTTGTCCAAGCGTACTATACGCCCGTCAGGTAAGCATAAAGGATATTCCCTCGGGTCAGCCCATGAAGGGCAAATAAAACCCGAGCGTTTTGCCTCTGCCGGGTTCTGATGGATAGATTTTGGATGAATGTTGTGGCAAGTGTGGCAAACGGCAACAAGGTTGGCTACGGCATCTTGCCCACCTTGACTTCGCAGTTTTCTATGATGAAGGTGAAAATCCTCGCCCGGTATTCCGCACCGCTCGCAATAACCTTTACCTCGTTTAAATACGGTTTCGGCTATGGTTTTATCCACTGGACAAACTCCTGAAAATCTCCGCCAGTTTTAGGGTCAAGTTTTGCGGCTACCGTAATTGCGCCCATAGGATCGGCTCCGGAAAATAACGCGCCCATTGCATATTCGCCTCCGCTTCCAATAGCGTACAAACCTTCATCTTGAACTGTAGTAGCAAAATCGCTGTCTATTTCAAACACTTGCCCTTTAAGAGCTACAAGTACCTGAAAATCTAATTCTGGCTTTACCGAATTATTATCAAGAACGGCGCGAAGGCTAGGAACTGTTTTAGTAATAACAAACTTAAATAAATCTTTATTTTTAACTGTTGGGGCTGGCGGTTTCCAAATATGGTTAATAATGTTACATACGCCAACATCTCCGGCTACTCCAATGAGATATTGACCTGACTCGGTTATTTTGCTCATTCGCGGATCTTTATATGTTGCGTTATCTGCGGAAACTAAAGTATCGGCAATCATTACGGCTTTATCTTTGTATTCTGCCGCGACAATAGTGGTCATTAAACAAGTTTAACAGACAAACCCGGGGAGAAACGGAGGCTCATACCCCGGGTTGTCTATGCCTAGAGGAACGGCTCTAGGTTTCGCTCGTCAGCGAAATTTAATAATAACCATTTTGTAGATGAAATTTTAAAGCATTGCAAGAATTTCCGTAACGCTTGTAAATATATCTTAGCCCTGCTTTGATTTGAATCACCGAACTTTTAGGGCGTGTTGGAAAATTGTAATTGCCCCAAGTAGTCGGCAAGAATTGAAAGATACCAAACGCTTTCGATGAAGGGTTTTGAGCTTTTGGATTCCAATGCGATTCTTTGTTTATTAAGCGATCCAAGCAAACAAACTGAGCCGGTGAGACTAAAGTTTTTGCATAGGCTCGCGGATGAGCTTGCCAACGCATTTCTAAAGTCATCTTTGGCGCAAAAGCCTGTGCCGGATTTGCAAATACGAACCCTACGGCTATTGCCGCGATTATAAGGATTCGAGCTTTGAACTTCAGCGGAGACTCGTTTCTCCGTTCGCTTTAGATCCAATAGCAATGCCTCCATTTGTAAGTGCGTTCATTTCTGAACTCCTTTCATTTGGTCGAAGGTTAAGTGTAGAACAAGTAAAACAAGCCCTGTCAAATATCGCCCAATCACCGCAAGAGCGGCAACGGGTTATGTTCCATTCTGTAAGATTCATTTCTTTACTCCGTATTTTTGCTCCACAGCGTTTTCTATAAAATATCTAACAAGAGAGGCTTTAGTCATGCCAAGTATTTCTGCAATTTTCTCTAACTGCCTATATTCCCGTGGGGAAATTCTGGCTTCCAAAAGTTCTTGATAATTACCAGTTCTCCATCTGCTCATTTTATGTCTTTAACTTCCTCTGCATATTCGGCAATAACATGTTTAATCATGGCGCGAATCATTTGAGTAGTTCCCGTTTTTTCTTCTTTGCACAATTTTTTAAATAATTCGTAAGTTTGTGTTGCAACAGGAACCGTTAATTTGGCTTTCTTATCTTCTCTATATCTATCTTGCCATGTCATTATTTAACCCAATCGTAACTACGGCTTTTGGCAACTTGTCGAACGGCTTGTTGACTAATGCTATAACGCTGAGATAATTCAAGAATCTTGGCCACAGCCTCAGCACCTTTGCCGTGTATGTATTCAATTCTTATTTGACGAACTTGATCGTCTGTTAATTTTCTTTGGTTTGCTTTTCCATTCATTCCATCTCACCTCTTATTGTGTTTACAAGATCCGGAATTCCGCCTAAATTTTCTATAATGCGGTCAAACTTCCAATTATCAAGCGCGGTTTCTGAGTAATGGCCATTAACCGGTTCGTATCCGGGGCGTTCAATGCGCCAAACTTCTCCGTAAGTCCATTTAACAGCTTCGTATTCGTTAGGAAAGCGAACATCGGTTATAACGATATTGTCTGTATAAGCGTTTAATTTACTCATCGTCATTTCCACCCAAAGGTTAGGATCTATTAGCTCGCGCCCTACATCTGCGCCAAGAGTTTGTAATAACCGGCGAACTTCGTAATTTTGTTTAGCTTTATCCCAGCCCGATGTATCAACAAGGTGGCGTAGATAAATAGGTTCATTGCCTACTAAATTTACAATCGGGTTAAGTGTGTAAAGACATTCCCGGATTTTGTCGGCAAATGCTACGCGCTTAAATCCGTGTTGCAATACAAGAATATCGGCAACTGTATCTTTACCTGTTTGCGCATATCCGCTAAGTCCAATAATCATTTTTTACCCGCCCATCCATCGCCGCGAAATACCGCCGGGGTTGCTTGAAATACTTTAGACATTTGTTGGCCGCAAACCGAGCAGTTGGGAATTAAGTTATCTTCAAAAGACTGGTGCATTTCCAGCATTGTTAAATCTGCCGGGCATCTGTATTGGTATGTTGGCATTAAAAAAGTCTTACCTGTTCTATATCGGAAATAACCCAAACAACGCATTCGTTTCCGTTTGCATTGCGCCGAGTTTTACCGGAATCGTAGATTAACTTATCTTTCAGAAGGCTTAAACGCGTTGGGCGCAAAGTATCGCCGGGCATATTAAGCGTTGCTTGCATTTCTTGATCGGTTGCGCCGTTTTCTTGCTTATCGCAAATAAACTGATAAACCCGAGCGCGATTAGATCCAAATTTTAGCTTTGCTTTTTGATAAGCGTCTATTGAGGTTTGTCTCATTTTCCTAGCACCTTATCTGCAATAAGAGCCTGAACCGATAAAGCTACATTATCTACCCCGGCTTTAACAATGGCCTTGCGATTATCAAGTAAATTCATATCGCATATTTGTTCGTAAATCTCTAAGCGAATTTTGGCTTCCAATACCGCCATAACGCGCTGAACCGCATTTTGTCCATCCGGTGTATCAAGCACAAGTTGTTTATCTTTAATTTTCCAATGTTGCCCGTTGCATACCAATTTCATTATTTTCCTTCTTTCTTTTTTTCGCACCATCTGCACATTCCAGCGCGTTTGATTTGAATCGGTGTGTGCGGCTCTGTTCCGCATTTAGGACATTTCATTTAACCCTCCAAGTTTTGTAATAGATGTAGTGCAACTGCGCAAAATAAAACACTTCCAATTAAAAAAATAATCATTCTTTAGACTCCGTAACTGTTTGGCATTTAGGACATTCGTGGAATACCGATCCGTTATAAAACTCGGCGGTGTTGTCGGTGTATTCGATTGCGCAATCAAAGCAATAACCTTCCCACGAGGATACGGCTTGAACGCTGACTCCGTTTCTAATTTGCGCCAACCAATCTATCGTGAAGGTCTGCACACGCTTGGCAAACATCAGTTTTAAATTGTTCTCCGTTGTCATATTTGTACCAGCGCATTTGTACTGCTGGATTCTTTGCACACATTAGGCACATTTTATTTTGCCTTCGTTTCATAATTACATTTAGAGCATCGAGTAAAATGTTTCCATTTTTTATTTACTCCAAAAGTTATTGCGCTAACTGGGTACATTTCCGATCCACATTGTGGGCACATTTTTATGCACCTACCTTAATAATTGTCATTTTGTTGCCTCCGTTTGTAAGGATCGTTTGTCCTTACAAGGAATAAATTACGCCAATTGGCAAGCTAATGGAAGCACATTTGCCAAGATTCTTGAATTGTTACCAAATCGTTATAATCGAACAGATGTTCTAAAGGCAATCAAATCCATCGCTAATTTCAATATCCACGCCGGGATTTTCCGCGTATTCTTTGCTGGCTTTTATCTGAATAACCTGTGAGTCATCTATGTAGGCGGTATTAGTCAACCCGTCTAGTACGGCGCGAATATATTTATCTAAATCCGGGGCAACTGTGGGGTATTGGCGTTTAACAGTTCTGGGCTTTTTTATTCGGAATTTCAAAGTTATGGAAATCGGCAAATCAATCGGTGTGCATCCGGCCTTTTGTGCGGCAGTTGAAATGTGTGATCGCCAAACAGCAAGTTCCTCAGCTCGAGAATGAATCATTACGCCCGGGCGGATAAATTTCATTGAGCCTTGTTGAATCGGTGTGCCTTCCACCGAAAATGAAATCACAATTCGATAGTCACCGAATCTGCATCGCCAACAAAAATTGCTCGCT